CGTAGCCACATGGCTACGGTATTAGAGAGTGGTGTCTCTATTTATATTTTAATTTAACTATTCACAACCCCAATTTCTTTGCAAATTGAAATTGGATCATTGTGTCTTACCCCCGATCTATAACCCTGAATGTTCTTCAGGCCACTGTAGATTTGAACCCATCCCCCACCCCCGTTGACGACTGTTTGACTGATGGATGATCTCTCTTACTAGGTTTTAGATTAAGAGAACGATGTCCGACCGGAATGACGAACTCATAGATGATCACATATTCTTAATATGCTTTTAGACACGTTTATTAAAGGCTGAATATGTCTTGGACTATGTTTACGGTACCCTTTCATGTCATAAGGTAGATATGAACATTGGGAATACGGCTACGGCCCACCACTTATGTGGGTTATACGTTTGCACAAATGCCTATTGTAGGCTTTCCCTCTTATTTGATCAATTGCAAGGCGAAATGAAAGTACACATTAATTTGTTACGAGTAAGAATAGCCAACACACAATTTGAACAATGAACCCCCCACATTTGCCTCGGAACACATCAAATGTTCCAACCCTCGAAGACGACCAATGCTATGAATCATGTAATGAAAATGATAATTGTAATACGGCACACAACAGCTTGAAGCCGTATTTACTTTTAGACGAGTATATTTATGAAGATAAGACTACTATTGTTAGTGGAGGACCAACAGGACCAACTGCACAAACAGTTGCTTCTGGTGCAGTCCATTCAGCAATAGTATCTGAACGTAGTGAATCACAATCCCAGTTTGCTGCTTCATCTAATGACAGATCTCATATGCAGGATGTTCCAGTAGAACAACCTGCATATTTTGATCAATGGATTAGAGTGAAGTCAGTGGAGTGGAATTCTGAGTCGACTACTTCTGATATATCAATTACATTGCCCTCAGATTTAGTTAATGTTTCTAGTGATAGTGAGTTTGTTAGTAGTAATCCTGCATTGAACTTGTTCAATTCTTCTGCTTTCGTTTCTTGGGATTCTATTGAAGCTTATGTCAATGTTTCCGCCCCTCCAAATGTTTCTGGAATGGCTTTGATGACCGCTTTTCCATCTAATCTGTACGCAGCTGGACTGCGCACAGGTAATGGTAGTGATTATTTTAAGTCTGTTCTTGAAATTGACAAAGTTAGAGCTTTTAACATGCCAAGTGTTAAAGTATCTTACACTGAGTCAAATAGTGCTGTGTTAAGTGTTCCCTGGAATTTTTCTGTAGCTTCAGCAAGTACCACTTCTAATCAAGTAGTTCCGTATGAGGTTGTCAAAATTGCTTTATACAATTTTGTACCTCCCGAATGCGGTACTGGTTCTTCTAGTAGTGTAAACTTGACTGTGTTTGTTAGATTTAAGGGTCTCAGAGGAGAAGGAAAGAGACCACTCAATGTACCCATGACGCTTGACCCAAAGTATTCTTACCAGAGTAATGAAGAATTTGGGTTTAAGCATTCGTCAAAGTATGCTGATTTGTGTAATGATGATAAGTTTAGTGTTAGTTATAAGTATAAGTGTTCTGGGCCACCACATTCGCGTGTATGGTCAGCTGATGCTGTAGTAGAGAGAGGAGAAGTAAAGAAGAGTTACAGTTCAGGATCGTGTTTTTCAAAGCAAGTTGCTAAACAGAAGATCATTAAGAAGATTGTAGATGAGAAAGGCACATATCAAAATCTTGAAAAAGTTTTAGAGACTGTGTCGAATGTTGCAAGTACTGTAGCTGATCTTACTAATCCTGTAGGATTAACTTCTGCAATTGGTTCTGCTGTTTCAGGAGGATTGTCTGGACTGTTGAGTAGTATTACACTTGATGCACCCTGGATGAATCCAGCTGTTGAGAGTAGAGTACTGCCAATTAATGTTGACAATTTTCCTGGTGCTGTAGGCCCAAGAAAAGTAGTTGTTATGGACATTGATGATTCACACCATGAATCACCTTTGGAAGGCGTAGCGTATGATGACCCTAATTTGAATGGAAGTTTGTTTAGACCCGGTTTGTTATTTGCTGTGAAAGTTCCTGTGAACACTGCACCTGGTGTATTGTTTCACATTCCTTGTTCAGTTATTGATGGATGTGTCAGTTTTGATGGCGTGAGTAATATTGATAGAGGATCATTCAATCCAACACCTGCTGGATTTAATGCATCTCTGTATCAATATGTGCAAGGTGCCAAATTGTATGATTTTATGCTTGTTAAGTCTGTTATGCAAACAGTTACTCTTAATTTTGCATTTAATCCTACATTTCCACCTAAAGGTTTGGGCCATGCTCTGGCTGGTAGGAGTGAAACTGTTACCTTTCAAGAAGATGTAGCAAAGACCATTGAATGTCCAATCATTTCTCCTTGGAGAATGTTTCCTTTCAATGTCCCTAGGTTGATGCTTAAGACTGAGACTGGTGAACCGTTAGTTAGTTTTGGTTACCTTACTGTTAGTTTAGTTAATAATATTACAAGCAATGCATTGTGTGCTGATAATATTACCATTGTTGTATCTAGTAGGTTTAGTGATAATGTTAAGTTGTTCTGTCCTAGAGTTAGTCCACTTACGTGTAGTTTTTCAGGACCTGTTGCGACCAATTCTGTTGAGAGTGTAGCGTTAGCTGGTGCTGATAGTGTTGATGAGCTAGAGTTCCAAGATGATGACCACTGTTGGTGTGATGTATGTGCTGTACTGAGTATTGATTCTGATTATGAGACTGAGTTTGAAGATCCGATTGAAGATGATGATGAAGAAGAAGATGATGAGTATGTAGAAGATCCTGTTATTGACATGAAGTATGGTAGAGGTAGATTTGAAGATGATGAGAAAGAAGTTGAAGACTATGTCAATGGTGCTAGTATTGCAACACCTGTTGTTAATACTTCATCTGAGGTTATGATGTTAGATGGTTTTGGTGTCTCCCCTAGTGTTAAAGACTGTGCTAGACGTTTTGATGATTTATTCACTTTTAAAGGTGAATTAGCATCTTCCACTGATGGAACTGTTCGCTTGTTTGTAATTCCCATTTCACCCATTCCAGGTAAGACTATCAATCCTGATAGTAATACTTTTCAGATTAGTTCACCAAATGCTTTTCAAGTTTTGAGCTTCACTCATGCTTATTTTGGTGGTTCCTTAGATGTTAATCTTAGCATTACAGGTATTCCAAATGGTACTGCTACTGTTAGGTATGTTAATGGTTCACCAATGTTCACCTATGTGAATAATGCTGTTCCATTGCGTACTGCTGTGTACAATACCAATTGGCATATTATTGATGTTAAGACGCCGTTGTCAATTCCTGCTTATGTTGATCAGGTGATCAGAGATTATACTGGTTTAAGAGCTAAGGAGAAGCGCTCCTTAGAGACAAATAATCAGTTAACTCTTGGTTTACCTAATCATAATGAGTTTTCAGCAATTAGCACTGTCCCTGTTGAGATGTCTGTTTCTGACCTCACTATCCCTAGTGTTGATCAAAACAATGAAAGATGGCTTGGAGGAGTTCGCCCAACTATCATGGGTACTCTTATTGTATCAATAGAAGTACCTAATGGTCAGTCGGTTGAAGGATCATTGGTTGTTGATATGCGTGCTGCAGATACTGCACACTGGTCTTGGCCCTTAGGCCCTCCGTTGTGTGGTACTGCAGTTGGCAATGATCAACCGCCTCTGTATTCTTTGAACTTGCTTGAAACCCCTAACATTGTTAGAAACGGTAATACAAACATTTACGCAGATGCTAATGCCGCTTTGCAGCATTTTTCAAGACCTGTTGGCGGCTCTGTAGGTGTGAGTTTGTATCCCGTTGCTAATAATGTTTCTGCTGCTGTGATTAGAAAGAAGTTGTCAGAGAGTGGTGACATTGAGACCAATCCTGGTCCCTCTGTCATGTCAGTTATGAGTTATCAAGATAGTGATAGTGAGGTCTCTAATAGTAGTTCATTGAATTGCTTTCGCAAGGCGATGAACTCTATTAAAGACGGAACTACTAATACTTTCAAGGCTGTTTCTTCGATTCCCAGTTGTATCAACGGTCTGACTGAAACAATTCCGTCAGCCCGAGATGCACTTGGTAATCTATCAAATGCTTCATTGAGTGTTAGTAAACTATCAGATACTGCTAGTGACATATTAGAGTATGTTAGGCTTAAGATTGCTGGTTTCCTTGACTTACCAATTCAGTCCATGTTGCAAATCTTGCATTATGTACAGATTATGGTTTGTTCTAGGAAGAACAAGAGTGTTATGTTTTCCTGTTTCGCTGGTATCCTGTTTCATTTAGGTTTAATTTCTTTTAGTAGTATTTCTACTTTGGCTTCTAAGCTTGTTGCTCTTATGAAGGGTAGTTTCCAAGACTCATCGAGTGAGAATATTGGAGTGCGGTATTTTAATATCGTATTCTCCTTTATCCTTGCTGGATTAGGATTGGCATTTACCCCAATTAAGAAGTTGCCTGCTGCCTTGTTGAGTCAGACCACTGCTATTTTTCGTAATATCAACACAGTTGATACTTTTATGAAGAATAATTTTGATCTGATTTCGCATGGCACCACTTGGATTACATCAACTAAACAGAAATGTGAATTGATGTTGCTCAACATTGGTGAAATGCGAGCTGAGATAGAGTCGTGGTTGACTACTGCTAATGTTGTATGTGCCCCTGAATTCCGTGCTGATGTAAACGTTTCTGATGCAAAACAGAAAATGTTGATTCAGTGCGCAAAAGAAGGGACTCTGTTGTTTGATAGGTTAGTTAGAATTAAGATGGAAGCAGAACATAAGGATGTTAATGTAGTGTTTAATTTAGTTGATAAGATGCTTACCAAGGTGCGTAAGGTGTATCTCGAGCATGCTGGTTTTTTCCTTACTACTGATAAGTACTCTGTACCTTTCTGTGTGTGGTTGTATGGCGAGCCTGGAATAGGTAAATCTCATATTGTACCTTTGTTGGCTTCAGATTACTTGACTGAAATGAATATTCCTGCTGATAATGATCCATTGTTTAGAAGAACTGCTGGTGCTAAGTTTTGGGACGGTTTGGAGTCACAACCACTTCTGTGGTTTAGTGACCCTGAGCAAGACAATTCTGACGCTGGTATTTCTCAGTTTGTTAAGGACTGGTATGAAATTTTGTCACCAATTCCTTTTAATCCAAATATGGCACATATTGATCAGAAGGGAAAAAGTCACAAGTTTCTGGGTACGTTTGTAGATTCTAACAGTTTTTGTTCAGAGAAGAGGAAATTAGTTTTAAGTGCTGAAGCTTTTAAGTCAAGAAGAGATGTTGTAGCTGAGATTGAGATTGATAGACGTTTTATAGAACATGTTACTGGATTAGGATTGCAAGGTAGAGCTAAGATTGAAGAGTATTGTAGTCATGTTAAGAATAATCCTAATGATGCTTACCCTGGTTTTGAGAACTATTCACACTTAAGAGTTAAATACTCTTTTGATGGAACAAAAAAACCAGAAAGAGAAGTCAGTTTTGCAGAATTTAGGAACATCCTTAAGATGAAGTTGAAGTCTTTGACTGAGATTAGAAGGTTGAATAGTAGTGCAAAGAGTAATTTGTTTGAGAATTTGTCGGCTGAGAATACTGCAAAAAGATTAGCAGCATTGTCCCGCGAAGAAGTAGCTGCTGCTATGGCGACTATTGAGGCAATTACTGGTGTTGATACTGCTGAGAAATTGAAGGTTAGGATTGAAGAACACAAGAAAGACGTTAAGAAGACTGGAGTCTATGAAACCGAAGGCGAATTTGGTGATTTGTATGATCTGTTTGATGGCAGTTTGGAAGATAGAGAATCAGTTGTAGATGTGTTTAATGATTGTCACACTGTAGTAGATAGAGATTGTAAGTGTATACATGATTTGTTGATTAAGTACTGTGTTGAGGACATGAACTACAGCATCATGAACAATAGGCCTTGTATTATGTTCCCTATGGAAACATTGCAAGTCCTTATTGGTAATGATGTCGGAGTTCTTGAACCTGATGTGAATGGATCTTTTGCGTATTTACCGCAAAATGTGTGTGAGTGTACAGTAGGCGTAAGAAAGATGGCGTTTGATTTAGTTAAGACTTATATCGAGGAAGAAGATTGCCCTGTGTATGAAGCTGCTCTTGGCTTGAAGTTAGTTAAGTTGCATGTTGAGAGACCTAGTGTTTTGTTTAAGATTGTTAAATTCCTTTCTCTACTTGCTGTGGCTTCTGGTGTAGTTGGGCTTGTTGTATTTTTATATAAGAAGTTCTTCTCATCAGGAAAAACGCAAGATTATGAGAGACAAATGAAGACCGTTAAGCCTAGAAAAGCTAAGGTCATGCAAGACAATAATCCTAAGTTCCAAGATTTAGAAGATACTATCATGAAAGGTTGTGGGAATTTTAGGTGCGAGTATAGGAATGAAGAAGGTGTTCTCAAAGAGATCACTACTGGAATGTACTGCTTAGGTGGTACTGCCTGGTATCTTCCTGCCCATACTATCAAGAAGTTGAGGAACTATAAACCTAACGTATGTACTTTTTCATATCGAACGCATGCTGGTTCACCTATTGTATTTGATGTACCTTGGTCTGAGTGTACCACTAAGTATCTGTTCTCTGTTGAACATGATGTTGGTGTTATTACTCACCCAAGGTTACAACCTTTACGCAGTAAGGTTAACTTGTTTGCGAACGCTGTTGAAATAAGTAACATATCCTCAGATCTGTGTGTGTATTCTTGGAATAATGGTACTTATTGTAAGACTTTAGTTAAGGATGTTAAGATTCAGATTGTTAGTGTGGAAGACAACAAGCATCAATTTTTGCTATATCAAGGTTTTCAGGGCAATGGACGCTGCGGTTCACCCGTGGTTGACAGAGTTTCTGGAAAAATTGTGGGCTTTCATGATGCTGGTTGGGCTAATGGTAGAGGAGGAGCGACTATTTGTGGTAAACAACTAATTTCAAAATTAGTTGAAGCCTCAAATGCTTTGTTTGTTGATGTACATGATATTGAGACTGTTAATTGTGAGAATGAGTTGAAGAATGAGTATTGTGTTGTTGAGAAGATTGTTGATCCCACTTTTGTAGGTAGGATTTCAACAAAGTCTAGTTTGTATCCTAGTTCTATGTTTGGAGTTTTGGGAGAACCTGAGAAAGTTATCCCACAAGGTAAGTTAGAAGATGCTTTTAAGTGTATGGAGCCTTATTCGAAAGAACCAAAATATTTTGTGTTCCCAGATAAGCTTGTAGATGGAGCAGCAGATGAGTATGCTGATGTATTGATTAAGTTTGCCCCCCCTGTTAGTGCTTATAAACCTAGACCTTTACCGTTGAAGACAGCTTTGGAAGGTATCCCCAACCTTCCTTTCCACCTCCCCCCTATGCGTGATACCTCTTCAGGTATACCTCTAGTCAATATGGGACTGCCAAAGAAAGGACAATGTTTCACTGAAACAATTGACCAAAATGGCAGAAATATAACTAGTCTTGATCCCAAATTTGTTAGCTTGTACAATGAATTCACTAGTGAATTAATGTCAGGTTGCAAACCAAGATCTAATGCTATGTTGTTTCTCAAGGACGAGAGGAAGAAGCCTGCTAAGGCTATTCGTGGTATTAATGGAAGTGATTTTGTAGTGCATGTTTTGTTCCTACAATATTTCTTACCGTTTTTTGCTGCTTATAGAAAGGCTAGGTTTCACGTAGGTTCTGCAATTGGATGTGATATTGATAGTGAAGCATTTGATATGTTTCAACACATGGGTGAAGTTGAAGAACAGATCCCTAGTGTTAAAGCTAGATATATTACAGCCGATTACAAGAACTTTGGACCCACCATTATACATCATTTTGCTGGAAAGATAATTGATATTATCATAAAGTGGTATGAGGTATATGGTGATGTTACCCCCTGTGATGTGATGATGATGCGAAGATTGTTTTCTGTCATGCTTAATAGCGACCACATAGTTTTGCACTATTGGTTCCGCCCACAACAAGGAATATTCTCTGGTAATCCTTTTACTGCAGAATTTAATACCTTTGTAAACAACTTATATATCAGGGCAGCCTGGTTATATGTTTGTGAGCACAACGCACAACTTGCCAAGTTAGTAAAGGGTAACCCCTTTCTACTCTTTCGCAAGTATGTGCGCGTTATTATGTATGGAGATGATCTGGTTGGACGTACTCACTCTCTCCTTTACCCTTTGTTTAACAATGTGACAATAAAAGAGTTTATGGACGCTGCTGGATTGGAATTTACCGATGCTCTGAAGAGACCCACCATGGTTGAAACTGATGAGTTCGATAAAGTATCCTTCCTAAAGAGGACATTTTCTCTACATCCGGAGCGTGCTAATACCATGTTAGCTGCGCTGGATATTGGCACCATACGTGACATGATTTGTTATGTAAGGGGTAGAGGCGAGACTGATTTAAAATCTGTCGTGATTGCGAAGGATGCCGTAAGGTTCCTTCATGGCCATGGTCGTACCACGTTTGATGAAATGCGTGGGAAGATTGTATCTTTCTGTAACAACAGTGACTCTTCTATTCTTCGGAATGCAGAGTTTATGAGTTGGGATCAGGTTGATACACAGATTTTTGACGCCCAGGATGAGTTAGTTAGGAGTTTGCTTAGTGATGTTTAAGTTAATTGAGTAAGTTTGTTGTAATTTAGTTTAAGACATTGATTTGATCACAATCGACTATGCCCCCGGTGTATAGTGTTTGTGTGATTCTCAAACAAAAAAAAAAAAATACAAAACCACTTTTTAGTGCAAAAATACTTTTAAGTTTTAGTTTTAGTTTTAGTTTGTAAGTTTTTCTTTTGTGAGCTTTTTGGCATTGCTCACCATTTCTAAATTAATTGGGACTTTTGGCTTGTCCCTCCCTCCTTTAGGTTCT